TTCCAAGTACCGCCTAATTTCTTTTTGTATTCTGCAATAACTTCTTTACCAGAATACCAACTTCCGCCATACTGTTTTGAGAACGGAGAAGGAAAAAATTTATTCCCAATCTCAATTCATCCAGGTAAATTATCCAATCCAAATTGTGTCTTTTTTAATATATCTCCTGAATATTTAGCGTCTCCTGCTCCTACTACAATTTCTGTAGATGGAGGAGAGCCTATAAACTCAGGGTTATATGTTTTCATACCATCAAATACAAACTCGTGCCCAATAACTCCTCCTGCAACAGAGTAAGATTTACCAAACCCACGACTTCCCATCATCATAAAGTTTTTAGCTTCATTTTCCCAAAGAGGAGCGCCTAAATTTTCTTTATGTGTCTTACGCATATATTCTGCAGCAGGAACATAATTATCTTGCCCTATAAAATCTCTATTGCAGGTAAATTCTTTATCACCCTCAAATCCAGAAAATCCTCTAGATTCACACCAGTTATAAAAAAACTCCCACTCTAAATCACGTAAAAATGGTTTACCAGGAGTTTTTGTTTTAGAGTGTGCAGTTTTATTTAAAAGTATTGTCCAGAAGTTTACATAAAAATATAGGTTGCCAGGCATCCATACTCCTCCTACCCAATATCCTTCGATACACCGTTTCTTTTCTTCTCTCCAAAATAGTAAGTATTCTTCACTAGCTGGATGAAACTGTGGAATATCGTTAAGTAAATAAGCTTCTTTATTAATAATCATATTAATCCTTTTTCCGATGCAGATTCTTCTGCTCCACCTTTAGTAGAACCTTCGTTGTTTTCTTTGTCTACAAGTTTAAGAAGTCTTTCGTAATCTTCAAACAACTTAACGTTTGTCTTTAATAACCCCTCAATAGTATCTGCATTATCTTCGTAAGTTAACTCATCTAAATACAATGTTTTTTCATCCATCTTTTTGTTCCATACCATAAGTTGCCTTTTGGCAGGAGTAACTAAAGATCTTTCATAAAAAACAATTGCATCTTTATATTTAACCCAATCAAACTTTTCATCTTTAAGATAATCTTTACTAATCATATCTTTTCTTGTATTGTAAGATATATTAGAAAATTTAGAGTCGGGGTCTACTAAAAGGGCAATAGCCCACATTATCTGTGAGCTTTTGCTTTTAGTTTTACTTCTATCTTCTTTTAAAATGTCAGCAAACGGAGTAGGTACTTTTAATTGGGGGTTTAAATTCCAAAAATTAGCTTCTACGTCAAATCCTTCTAATATCATTAGTTTGTTCTTAATCCATCATTTTTACCTCTAATTCTACCACCAGGACGTGATAGTGCTGTGCCTAACCCTGCGTTTTCTCTAATGTGCTTCATGTATGTATCACAACATTTAGCATCTGGGCAAACTACTTTACCATCTACTACTTTAATAACATGTTTAGTAAGCTCTACATTGTTATTACATAAACTGCAAGTAAACTTTGCCATTACGCTTTTACAATACCTAGTACGTCAAACATATTCATCTGGAAGTATTCTACTTCATCTACCATAACCATAAAGCCTTGACCTTTAGGTATAACAGTGTCTCCTACTTTAACATTCTTAACGTCTTGACTAACTGCTACAACTTTAGCGTGTCCGTCACGTTTATCTGCTTCTTCTTTTAACATTAGATCAGATTTAATAATACCTGATGCTGTTTCCTTTTTTACTTGTGGCATTTCTACTACAATGTGGTTTCCTAAAGGTTCGTAATTGATTGTTTTCATGTTTACCATTTTTTTAGTGGACAATGCGATTGCATTGATCTTGTTTTAGCGATTAGCGGACACCCGCATTTAGTACATCTATTTTTAACGTTAAATTCACAGTCAGAGCAGATGCTAGCTCTGGCTTTTGCAATTTGTTCTACATGTTCGTTTGGGAATACTACATTCTTCCAACCATTAAGGATTTCAGACATCTTTGCTGCTGGTCCCTTTTTCTCTTCTGCCATTTTTGTAATATTTAAATCTATTTTTCTTTACTGTAAACATTCCTAAATGTTTTAAACGTGTTGCTTCAAAATCTCCTTCTTCAATAACTTCTTTTAAAAGTCCAAATTGAGATTTAACTATAAGCTCAGTTTTAAACTCACTTAAGTTGTATTTTTTAGCTAACTTCTTTATTAACTTGTCCACTCTATTTTATATGTGATTTCAATATTGTTATCACCTATTTCTTTTAAAAGAGATGGGTTAATTTTTTTATCAATAATCATTTTCTTTTTTCTAAGCATTGTAATGTGATTATTAAACGATGCTTCAGACATACCTATAGATCTTCTTACCATTTTTCTTACAGGTGTAGAAAAAAGTAATTTATCTAAGTTTTCTTTATCTTTATTTGCGTACCACACAGATAAAAAACTAGAAAGCACTTCTACTTCTTTATCCTTAAGTTTTAATACAGGATTTAGAATTTGTAGATAAGCTTTAAAAGATTTTGAGATACTAGCTTTTAAGGGTATTATCATCTTCAAATAAGTTTATTTCTGGAAACATGCTTTCTGCACGAGCTGCATCATACTTCATAATAGAAGCTTTTACATACTTAGCAGTATTTAAAGCTTCTTGTTTATCTTCTTGAGTAGAGTCTGTACCTAATTCTGCTTGTGCTTTAGCATTCATGTGTAACAACTGATCTATTCGGTATCTGGTTTGATATTTAACTAAGCATTCTTTACACATACCACTGCCTTCTAATTTAAGACCGTAGTATTTTCTAATCTTCTTCTCAAAACTATCCATCTTTCTTTGCTTGTTCTATTTCTAAATTTTTTACCACTGTTCTTAAATAATCCACCTCTTTTTGTAAGTATTCTATTCTAAGGTCTTGTTTAGCATCATCTGGTAAAGCCCCCATTTCACCACGAGGCCACTTTATTCTAAACTCTTCGTTAAGCTGTACAGCATCTTGCATTCTTACTACATCTAACTGTAACTGTGCGATTTCTGCTGTAAGTGTAAACCATATCCCTGCTAGAGATACAATTCCTACAATAATACCAACTAAACTTTTTATATCAAGCGCTACTTTAGCGTCTTCTTTTAAATCTATTCCCTCTTCCATTATGTTGCATTTACTGATTGTTGTGTACAGCAAATATAATAAAATTAATTATAATCCAACATATCCTGTATTTCTTTTTTGTAATTAGCGCACTGTATAAGTCTGTATGAGTCATTTTTCTCATTAAACCATACAATGTAACAGTTTTCTATTTTAAGCTCTGTCTCAAGCTCTATTATATACTTATATAAGGAAAGTTGTAGTGAATAGGTTGTAAATTCACATTCAGGTAGGTGCGATATAGGCTCTAACATCCTATTATCGTATTTACTATCGTAGTTTAATCTTTTGTTAGTTTTCCAATCAAATATAACCAAGCTATCAAGAGTCGTTGAATAATATAACTGATCCACCATCCCGCATATGCCAAGATCGCTAGACCCCACACACAACTCTGAATGAACAGGGATAAGATTATCTTTGGAATCTTCATAGAATTTTAAAAAGTGGGATTCAATTTTTTCATACGCTTTTTTATCTAAATCAAAGTCATATATTGTATTATCAAGTATCTTATTATTAATGTAATTTTCAGCAAATGCATGAAACTTACTTCCTTTATTGCAAGCTCGCGTACTAATCGAATCCCACTTATTTAAAATTTCTTCAACTGTTGTGTTTTCTTTTTTAGCAGTTCTAGTTGCCCAAAAGTCTTTGTTAAATGGTTTTTTAAATTTTCCTATAAACGTTGTAACTGATGTTGCAGGCTTTCCGTTTATTGTGTATGTGTGGCCATTCTCTGTAAAAACGACGTTGTTAAACTTATTTAATTCTTTGAATAACATGTAAAATCTTTTCTATGTATACCGTTGCGTCCATTAGTTCTTCTTGTAGGTGTACTAACCACTCTGCTTTAGAAAGATCTGTTCTTTCCATTGTAGTTCCGTACTTGGTTTCTCCTACTTTTGCTCTTTCTAAAATCTTTTTACAGACTTTATCCTCAATCTTGCTCATTCTTAATATCCAGTTAATAGTTTTAACACATCATCTATAGCTTTGTGTCTGTGATTATCTTCTAATACCATCTTAAATACATGATCGCTACTAGAAATCTTAGCTACATCATCAATTGCTGAGTTAAATGTGTCTTTTAAATCAATTTGTTGGTTGTCTCCGCAGAATATCATAATAGATTTACCTCCTAATCTACCTAGTGCCATTCTCAATTGGGACTTAGTTAGATTTTGAAACTCATCTACTATAACTACAGCGTCATCAAATGTACGCCCTCTAAAATGTGATAGAGAAACAAGTTCAATTTCTTCTTGCTCTACCATCTTTTGTATCTTCTCGGGTTTGTTATATACCTTTCTCATGTTAGACATGATAGGTACAAGCCAGGGTTCTAGCTTTTCTTTCTCTGTTCCTGGTAGGAATCCGTTGTCTTCTGTTGCGACAGTAGGTCTAGTAATAATAATCTTATTATACTGTCTTTTAAAAAACATGTCTAAAGCAACTTGTACTGCAAGTAGTGTTTTACCACTACCTGCTTTACCTACAATAAAACTAAACGCATGATTCAATATCTGCTCTTTAGCTTGTTTTTGTTCTTCAGACAAAGAGATATTAAACTTTATACTCCCTTTTGGTTGTCTTTTTTCTTTGTTTTCCATTTATGATCCGCAGTTTTCGCAATCTGGGTTGTCTATACTACATGCTTCTGGTTGATCTTTATCTTCTAAGTCTACAAGCCAAGAGTCAAATGTGTTATCTCTTGATTCGTCAGCTTTTTTAGATAAGTCTTTTAAGTATTCTTCGTCTTGTGTTGCCATAAATATACGCATTTAATTGTTAAAAGAAAAGTGGCCAAAAGAAAACCAAATTGAAACGCCACTAA